ACAGCTGAGCCAGTTCGGTTTAGCTCTAGCGGATGACCTGATCCTTTATAAAATAAAGGAATAGGGCCACCCACCAGAGCGTGCCGAACAGACCGAGGGAGATAGCAATGACAAGCGCGATCAGACCCATATAATCATATGAGGCCCGACGACGCTTGTATGGCTTGACCCGGCGTGAGAAACGCTGGGACATGTCACTGGAGTCGGGGGGAGATTTTAAGCTCCTACCCACTCCATCGAGGCTATCTCGTCCGAGATATGTCCGTTTACCCTTAGGACGTCGTCCTAAAGGAGAGCGCACATGTGGAGGGTCACCGTTAGAAAACGGGGGCCCCCCTCTCTCAGGACTCACCACCAAGCAACTTGGTGATGACCAAGTCCGAAGATGCAGCCAACTGGGTTTTAAATCCAGTATAGACTGCCAACGCCTCGGCATTCGTATAACCAGCAGGCGGAAGATCGAAGACGGTATAAACACTCATACCGACCTTGACATTCTGCGTACTGATAAACGGATCCGTGGTGATCTTCGAATGGTCGACCCTAACGACCCGTCTAGTGCGACGCCCATAGGCGTTCGCAAGAGATAGGTCGATTAGACCATCAGCACTCAGGTATTTCGACGAACCTACACTCGTATCAACACGAGGTAGGGGCGTAGTCACACCTGAGATGGTGATGGTTTGTGGATCGGCGAGTGCCATTAGGCACGCTCTCTTTCTGGGCCTTCTCTAGGCCCGTCTTGGCGGACAGTTAACACACTGTCCTAACGGCTTCGGGACAATCCCAAAGCCGCCAGGATGGAGAGTTGGAATGAGTCTAACCCACTCCATTGCACTCCGAAACCAAAGGGATTAGCCTGGCGTCGTTTCTTAACCTCTGTAACGAGGGTAATAGACGGCACCCCCCGTTGGGAATTCCAGAATTTGGACCCCTTCAGGGAATAGGTATGCTTATTAATGGAATGTTCCATTACATACCCATACGGCATAATCAGACCATAACGATTGGCGTCCGAAATATTGGAAAGTACATCTCCAGTATTCGAAAACCAATCAACGGCCCAGCTCCAAGGAGCTAGATTCCAGACGTTCTCTGGCGTAAGGGCTAAGCCGAATGACAATTCGGCCTCAGCGCGTAACTTAGTAATGAACGATGATCCTTTAAGGTCATCGGGCATATAATAAGTAAACGCACCTGAGAACCACTTACGACGCTCGGTCTCCACCGTGCGTATTCTAGTTCCAGATGTCTCCAAGAAATCCGACACAGGTCCGAACCCGGGTACATACCCGGAGTCGAACGTAAGTGTCGTGTCGCTTGAAGACGTTTCTGTTGGGAATTGATAACGTCTACGGACAAGCCTACCACTGTCACGCTGAAACTGCGCAAGCGCAGAATCAGTCGCGCCAATGGCCTGAACGATATTTTGTATATCGTTCTGGATTGGCTTCCAACCGAAAGCAGCATTGAGATAATCATCTCCTGC